GGGTAGAAAGTGCTTTATAGCCTTCGGCTTACCAAGTTGAACTCGGGTGTTAATGGACGTAAATATAACAAGTTTCATGTGACTGCTCCGTTTGGTTGTGCTTACTCTATGGTAACTCCGTCGATGGTATTAACGGCGCTATACCCGCTAGGGGTGATTACTATTCCGTACTCTGCGGTGACAGCCGCTCCCGTAGCGGTGTACACCAAATCAGACCCCACTTGGGTGGTAGTGTTTGTGTCGGAGTACCCTTTAACTGTAATCTGATTGCCGCTGATAATGGTCTTCAAACTCTGGAGAGTTACACTGTCTCCGACATACCCCGTAGCGATGCTGGACACCGTGTTAGCCACAGACTGCAAAATCCTGATATAAGTTGGATAGTAGTAATATGTGCCTCCCTGGGTAGTTGTGTAGACCTGGGTCCCAGAGTTGCAAACAGAGTATGTGTAGTACGCAGCACAGAAGTACCCCGTAACGTTAGAGCTGCAGTAGTATGTAGCACTGTACGAGTACGTTCTGCAATAAGCCGCATTCTTTTTAGTGTTGGAGTTCCAAGCATTACATGAAGGGCAGCAATACCCAGATACGTTGCAGTTGTACGCATAGTTACTGCCAATTGCATCACAGCCACTAGCATTTCCATATACATTGCAGTTGTAGCTACCCGTAGCAGACGAGTAGTACCACGGAGTGGAGTACGAATACTGGTAGATGTCGGTAGCCCACCAGTTGCCAGAGTCAGTTACCCAAAGAAGCGAACCGCCACCGTTACCAGTTCCAGTCAAAGAGATTGTTACGTCTTTTTTAGGCATAGTCACGCTGGCTGCAGGGTAGGTGCTAGAGGAGTCTGAGGTAGACGCTTTATTGCTGGTTACCTTCAGTGTGCCTCGAAGGGCTTTCCACAATGAGCCGTCACTAGCCGTACCCAAGTCGGTGGACGTATTGGAGCGGTCAAAAGTGTCAACAAACCTGTTACGTATACCTGATGCTATTGAACCTAAATTAATTCTCATGTTATACCGTCAAGTCTCCAGATACTACCCAGGTGTCAGTTGCACGCTTGACGAGAGTCACTAGCGACCACTGAGCACGAAGCTTTAGGCCAGGTGTACCGTTTACCGTTACGCCACCCGTACCTGCAATAGTTGTCTGTCCAGCGCCTGTTTGAAGGACAGTAATAGTCGTTCCAATATCAAACGCCACAGATGAGTTTAGGGGGATGGTCAGCGTGTTTGCAGATGCGTTGTACATCTCCACCATCTTGTTTTTATCTCCAAGAACAAGGGTGTAAGACGATGTTTGCGCGTTGATAGCGGTTACAGTCGGAGCGTCAGCACCTGTAGCACCAGTGGGACCAGTAGGCCCAGTGCTACCAGCGGCTCCTGTAGGTCCTGTAACGGTAGACGGAGCGCCCTCAGGTCCTGTAGGGCCCGTGGCTCCAGTAGGTCCTGTAGGTCCTTGAACTGTGCTGTCTGCACCAGTCGCTCCCGTAGGGCCTGTAGGGCCAGTGGGACCAACTGTTGCCGAAGTAAACTCGGTGTAGTTGATGGCGTCCGTTCCCACAGTAAAGGTTGCAGGGTCACTGACCATGCCAACAAAGCCCTTACCTTCGTTTACTGTTCCATCCTTAACAAAGGTGTACATTCCAGGTATTTCATCGGCCTCATCGCAGAGTCCGCATCGAGTTAGTACCCAAGGGGTTCCACCGTCACCTTGAGTGGTGAGGTTGTACCTGCCGTTATGTGCAGCATTAGTTTGGTTCTTGACTAGAATTCCACGGAAACCATTAACGGTTGTGATAGTAGTTACATCGTCAATAGAAGGGAATGCGCCATTGGATGTGGCCGTAAGGGTTGCGCCAACTCCCAAAGTACCGTTGCTGTAGGTTGCATCTAGGTTTGCGGTGGTAGCAGCCATTACTGATGGCTTTGCGTAGATGCCTTGAGCGATGTCATTAACGTAAGTTTTTGTGGCTATAACATCATCGTCTACCGAGATTACGCCAAGAGTCTCTGTCAAACCAAAGTCAATTGAGAAAGACACCGCAGGACCAGTGGGGCCCGTTGCACCTGCAGGACCATCTGAACCAGCAGGACCAGTTGGCCCAGTTGGCCCTGGAACCGTCGAGTCTGCTCCAGTAGGTCCCGTGTCTCCAGTAAGGCCCGCAGGTCCAGTAGGTCCTTCAGCTCCTGTAGGGCCAGTAGGTCCTACGTCACCCTGAAAGCCCTGGTCTCCTTGTGGGCCAGTCGGACCGACAGCTCCTACAGAGCCTGTAGGACCAGTCTCACCGCTTGGACCAGTATCTCCATTAGGGCCAATAGGACCTGTAGGTCCAGTAGGACCTGCCACGCCAGTAGGCCCTGTCGGACCGTCCTCTCCTTGAGGACCAGTAGGTCCTACAGGCAGGTTAACCTGGCTGCTTTGCCAGCCGCCTGTTAAGGAGTCTTCCGAGAAAATCTCAAGTACTTCTGGGTCAACAGTATGGACAAATGCCCACTGTGCTGAGGTTGTAGGTCCATCTGGGTACTCAGTTAGCAGGGCGTCTTCGTCAGGGAATACAGAGATAAAGTCTGCTGGTAATCCTGATGCTCCTGTTGGGCCCGTTGAACCTGTAGCGCCAGTAGCACCAGTAGCACCAGCAGAGCCAGTCGGACCCATTGTTCCAGAAAGCTCTACAGCAGTTAGAACTGGTCCTTCTGATTCTCCCCAGTTGAATGTGCCGCCTCCAGTTGCAGAGTTAACAATCTTTAAAGCGTAGGTGTACGTTCCTGCAGAAGGGGTGTCAATAACAGTTAGAGCGTAAGGGTTGTTTTCAGACCCCGCAGAGCCTTCGGTGTGAACTGCTTGCCCAACTTGAGTGCTGCCACGGTACAAGGCAATCTTTGTCCAACCCCCCGCTGCGGTGTTCTCTACGTCTCCAGTTACGTCTACCTTTACTGGGTATCCGTTAGTGGTAATAGAAAGGCTAACAATGGTTGAGCCTGGTGAATCGACTCCAGCTTGTCTCGAGGCTTGAGTCTGTGCGTAGTTCATTGCGCCAGGAGTTCCCGCAGGACCAGTATCTCCTGTAGCTCCAGTCGGTCCAGCAGGACCAGTGTCTCCTGCTGCGCCTGTAGGGCCTGTTGGTCCAGCGGCTCCAGTTGGTCCAGTAGCACCTTGAAGACCTAGGTCCTCAGCAGATTTATTAACCCATACACCAGCCGAGTAGTCGTACGCAAGGAGTTCATTGTCTGCTGGAGTGTCTAGGGTGACATCGTGAAGCCACTCTAGGTGGTTGTTTCCAGGCACAATACGAATAGCAATCTGCCCAGACGATGCGTGCCTAACTGTAATAAAGGCGACAGCCAAGTCATGCTGAGGTCGAACGTTTGTAAGTTTTCCATCTGCGGTTGGGTGAGCGTAAAGAACGTCACCCTCTGCCCAGGTCTCATCTCCGACTGCAATAGCACTAGCCGATGTACCACGAGTATCTAGTCCTGTTAGTGTTCCAAAACTTATGACGGTTCCGTTTACACCGTTGGAGATATTTGCGGTTGCCATACCCATAACACGAAGTTCTGAGTCTTGCAGTCCAGTTGTCTCGTAAGGGGCTACATCAATACGGCCACTAGCTTCTGCTCCAGATGCAGCTACCAGAGTTCCCTTTAATATCGTCGAGCCTGTGTTGTTTCTAACTAGGTAGACAGTAGATTCTGCGTCTACACCACCCTGTACTACCCAAGTGGTGCCGTTGTGGGCGTAAATAAAGCCATCGCTAGTCTTGAAAAAGAGGTCGCCAACAGAACCTGCCGCTGGCAGCGAACTGCCAGACGGTAGGCCTACTGGTGTTAGAAATTTTCTAGACAAAGTTGTTTTCCTTTAAGGGGATTAGCCGATTACTGTAACAGTGTATGCACTTGCAGAAACAGTAGCAGCAGCCACCCATGACAAGGTTACTACGGTGCTGCTAGTGCGGACTACGTCAACTTCAACCAAGGCTCCAGTGAGCTTGTCGTATACCTGAACAAGAACTTCAGCAGTGCCGATGCTGTGGGTAACAGTCCAAGTAACTACGCCATCAGTTGGGGTTAGTTCTGGGTTGAGAGCAGTGTACTTCTTGATGCCGTAACCTGAAGCAAAAGTAAGTTCGTTGCTTCCGTTAACGGTAAGCCCAGTACCAGTAACAACCCCGATAGCGTTAGCGGTGATGGACACACCGCTACCTGCGGTGTACTCGTTAGCAGCTGAGAACTGAGTCCAAGAAACTGATAGAAGGTCAGCGTTGCTTACCAACCAACCAGTAGCAGCGTAGGTTCCCTCAACTACTAGGGCGTAGTCGCCCTTCTCAGGAGCGTCCTGGTCTTCAGCACGAGTTAGTCGCTTGGCGGTTGAGTTGTAGACATAGATGCCGTTTTCTGTGGCAGGTGATTGGTCCTTTAGAAGAACACGGTCACCGTTAGCAATAGATACTCCACCAATGGTGCTTGGTGTATCAGTGGTGAGGTCGATGTCTGCGGTAGAGGCAGTACGTACAGAATCCTTAACGTTTAGACCCTGAACAAGAGCATCTGCGTATGCCTGAGCATCTGAAAGAGCAGTTGCCGCTGCACCTGCTGCATCGTAGTTAGAAGCAAGACCATCTGCGTAGTCCTCTGCGGCTGACTGTGCCGCTGCTGCTGCACCTGCTGCGTCATACGCTGATGCGGTCGCATCTAGTGCACGCTGGTCGGTAAAGTAGAGGTTACTTGTGCCCTCTTCAATGTCATCGGTGTCTAGAGCGTCAACGATTCCCTGTGCAGTGCCAGCGGTGTCGTATGCTGCTGAAGTGGCATCGAGAGCACGCTGGTCAGTGAAGTAAAGGTTGGTTGTACCTTCGGTTAGGTCGTCGGTAGTTGAGTCAGCAACGCCGTTTTCAGCGGTAATGGTTAGACCAGTACCGTCACCAGTGATGGTGATGTTGGTTAGGGTTGCACCAGTTAGAAGGGTTGCAGCGTCATCCTTGGCACGAGTGTCTGTGTAGTAGAGGTTACTTGAGCCCTCTTCGATGTCGTCAGTGGTTAGCTCATCAATAGCTGCTGAAATAGCGCCAGCAAGGTCGCCACCCTGAGCAAGAGTCAACCATGAAGTACCGTTGTAGTAACGGAGAGTGTTGTCCTCGGTGTCGTAGTAAATCTGACCAGCAACAGGTGAAGAAGGTGCGGTTGCTAGGTTCTGGATTCTAGCATTTAGAAGTTCGTTCTTATTTAGGTTAATACCCGTCAAAAATGAACGTGACATGTGTTTATCTCCTTAAGATAAGTTAGTTAGTTATGAGAGATACGCCGTGCCCGAAATACCAGCAGAAAAACTAACTGACAGTTGGGTGTTAGAGATGTGGGTTATTGACCCTTCGACCATAGTGTTGGCGCTATCAAACACCGTTACATTTGGGCGGAAGTTTAAGTTATGAGTGATAGTCCACGTAGTAGACACAGAAGACTGGGTGTGACGGTAGGATACTGCAGCAGGTATAAGAGCCAGAATCTGCTCGTTACTGGCTGCAGGGCCTGTAGGACCAGTCGGTCCACGCTGTCCTGGAACTCCAGGCAGCAAACTTATGTCAATCTCTGGGTATGCTGGGCTGTTAGGGTTTATCCCTGTCACACCAAGCAACGAGATATCCATCTCTGGATAATTAGGGGCGGAAGGGTTGATGGTCAAACTATTACCTCGCTAGACCTTTTAGTAAAGAAGTGACCACCAACAATTTCGGTCTTGTCACCATCTTCTGCTACAGTCGCGAGAGACCAATAGGTGCGGTTAGCAATCCTAATAGTCTGGTCTGACGTCAAAGACAAAGTGGCAGTGAATGAGTTGTCCCCGTTGTCAACAATGGACGCATCAAATTCCTGGGCAATCACTACACTGCCACGCTGTGGCAGGAGATTAGCCACGATGGTAGCATCTGCATAATCTCCTGTGAACTCTATATCGATGCTGAAGCTTCGACCCTGGTAGGCCGTAATTTCAGGGCCAGTAGTAGGCCACTCTGTAGGAGCATCTCCGTAAGTAGGCTTTGATAGGTGAACCCTCTGAGGCCATGAACGGTCATCGACTTCTTGTGGCTTGTAGACAGGTACGTACCTTCCAGTGCCTTTGGATACTCGTCGTAGACTGAACACGTCCATCTTGTACATACCGATGCCAAGGTGTAGACAAAGGTCGCGGTACTGCTCTTTACGGATGTTTACCATCTCAGTCAGCTGACGGTATCGTTCAGCACGTGGGATGGTGACGCCATCGGGAGCCTGGACATCGATATCAAAAGCAGAGTCCGTGGCCAGGGTATAGAGGGCTAGTGATGTGGCGTAAACAACCACAGGGTACTCCTCAAGAGCAGGAAGAGTGCTTGCGTCAATCTTTCTTCCAAGAGAGTCAGTGTGGTTAGCAGAGTGCTGGTCTAATGCGTTCTGGACAATCATCGAGATTTCTGCAGCGGTGAAGTAACGGTAGTAGTTGCCGCTTACAGTGAACTCGTCGCCATCCGCAGGCAGGGTGTCAGTCACAAGGACTCCAGTAGATTCCTCCACCGAAGTAGCGTTGGAGATGTTGACGCCGTTCTTAAACACTACTACGCCAGTGCCGTCCAAAGGAGCATAGTGCAGCCTGAACCTGTTTGTAGTGCCATCGGCGGTGAACTGCTGGACAAAGGATTTACCTAAGTCACCGAGCTCTACACGCACTCTGTCTACGAGGCTGGAAAGGGAAGCCATCTACTATCCTCCGAAAAATCTTATGTATTTATGTTCCCTTATTATGGGCAGAAATACAGCGTAAAAAAGTCCGCCCTGCTGGTGAGGAGGGCGGGGACCAGCAGGACGGACAGTTTAGTAGACGATTACTGAACCCAGATGTAGCCTAGGTTCTGAAGGTAATTCGCCAAGTCGCGAGGTACTGAGTACTTAACGCCAGACTTAAACGTGTACGACTGTGGGGTGCCGTTAACAACGCCATAGGTCATGTCTTCAATGTCGTGGTGGGTACGGATAACCACTTTGTCATTGTTGACTGAAACGCCAAGCTCTTCAATCTCGTCAATCAAGATTGGGGCATCTGGCTTCTTTGGGTCGAATACTGCAGTCTCTAGAAGTTCTTCTTCTGCTGCACGAGAAATCGAAATCTCGTCTTTGCGTTTCGCAAGCTCTTCAGCGTTGCGCTTGGCAGCCTGTTCAGCTGCGCGTCCTGTTGCGTCCTGAGGACTGGTTGGTTTATTTGCCACGGTGTTTTTCTCCTGTTATTAGGTTGTTTGTTTGTGTTGGGGGGCCACCCGAAGGCAGCCCCCCTCCACGAGGTTTGGCTATTAGTTGGTGTAAACCTTGTTGATAGCCTGGTCGGTAATGATACCTAGACCCCAGATGGCGTACCATGCTAGTGCGTGCTCGCGACCGAAGTCTAGAACACCACCGTCACGGAGCTCAACTGGAAGTGAGATTGCGTGACCGAATGCGTTGTCACCAATCATGATTGACTCGTAAACGTCAGCAGCGTTACCAGTAGCGTTGGTTAGGTAACCAGTTGCCTCAGTGAGGTTCTCTGGGTTACCGCCCTGACCACGGCCAGTGTTTGGAAGCACTGGAACTGAGGTCTGTGACTCTGGAGCGCCAACAAGTGACGAGGTGGTGTAGCCAGCCTGTGATGCAGCAAGCTTCTTAACCTGGGTGGTCTCGATGAATACGACGTCGTATAGACGGCCGATTTCACCAAGCATGAAGTTACCTGGAGCAGCGTACTTGGTTACTTCGATGAACTCTGGGTTCGAGCGAAGGTCACGTGACTGCTTAGGGTGGATGAACTGCACGTAGGTCTCACCTAGACGAGGGATGTTCTTTGAAGCAAGAACAAGAGCCGAGTCCTTGATTGCGCCAGTGGTCAACTTAAAGTTACCGTCTAGAGCAGCAATCGAAGTACCAACGGTACCTTCGTCGTAGTTGGTGAATGCGCCACCAGTGATACCTGAACGGTCGTAACCGAAGGTAGCTGAGGTAGCAGCTGACAGAGTGTCGCGAGCCTGGATGTCAAGGTACTGTGCCATGTGGCGACCAAGCAAACGTGAAGCTGATGCCATGATGTCGTCGAACGAAGCGTTGAGTAGCAGTTCAGAAACTGCAACTGCATAGCCGTGCTCAGCAACGGTGATAGCAATCTGCTCTGCGGTTAGAGCGTTGGTGGTCATACGTACACCTTCGGTAAGTGGAGTTGCGTCCACTGCGAAGTTCTTGTAACGAAGGAAGTTCACACGAAGACCTGGTGCAACACCAAGTTCGGTCTTCTTAACTGCGAACTGCTCGAAGCGAAGGATTGGCATCGCCTGGAACAGAATTTCCTTCGACCAGATGGTCTGAATAGCCTGAGATAGCTGGCTGTTCGAACCAGAATATGCGGTAGGAGCCGAGGCAAGCTGGCCCGAACCAGTAATAGCAGAAGCCATTAGGTTTGTCCTTTCAAAGACGGTCGGTTAGGTGAGGTTGTTACCCGAACAATCCCTGTCCACGGTTGTTGCCTGAGCCGTTCAAAAGCTTGGCTCGATTCTTCGCATAGTCTGCCATTGACATGTTATTAATGTCATTAGGTGAATACATACGTGAGTCCGAATCGTTGTCGAGGGGTCCAGAGGCAGGGCTCGTAATACGAGTTCCTACCATTTCCTTGCGGCTCTGCTGTGCAACTTGCGCAACAGAGTCGAAGATTTTCGCAGAGCGTTCTTTAAGCCCGACGATGCTCTGCTCGATTTCATCGCGGGTATTTCCAGAAATAAGGTCAATTAGTTCTGGGATGATGTTGTCGCGTTCTGACTCTAGTCGCTGCGAACGGTACTGCTGCAGCTCCTGGAACTCACGCTCGCGCTGTAGAAGTGCGAAGTTGGTCTCGCTCTCAGCACGTACTGCTGCTAGCTGCGCCTGCCATTCGCTTTCCTTAGTCTTAAGGAGAGTCTTGAATGACATTTCTTCTTCTTCTTGCGCCTTCTTCTCAGCTGCACGCTCAGCATTAAGTGCTGCACGCTTTGCTGCACGCTCAGCCTCTACGGCTGCTCGTTCGTCTCGCTCTTTCTTAAGGAGGGACAGTTCCTCTTTCAGCTTGTCAACTACAGGGTAAAGCTTCTCCTTCTCCTGTGCACGCGCCTTGGCGATATCGTCAGACGTGTACTTTGAGTTGGTGTTGCTCACCTCTTCTGCAGCCTCACTAAATGCGGTGAAAGATGGATTTTCGGTTACCTCAGGGGTATCCTCTACGTTGTCTACCGACATGTTTTCTCTTTTCATTCTCAGGGTCGTTTTCCGTATTAGTAGCACATGACCTTGTCACTTGTTACAAGACAAGTAAAACCTATAAAGGAATTACTTGTCTCAATAAACTCGGATGAGTTTATTCCTTGTCGATGCTGCGTCGTGAAGGCACGTTAGTGCCGTACGCCTCATTGACCAAAGTATTTCTAATGTCTTCTTCGGCACCCATGGTGTCCATTGCAGTTTCCTGTGCAGCAGGGTCAGTGCCTTCAGGGCCAATCTGTCCGTCACCAAGCATGTCCCCATCGCCCATCATCATTGGGTCGATAGGGGTAGCGGTACCGTCTGAAGCTGCCATGAATCCAGTCATGTCCATAATCTGCTTCTGAATCTGAACCTTAACCAGGTTGATGGCTCCTTCAGACTTAGCGTCTGCAATGAGCTCATCGCGAATCTCGTTCATCTTCTCTTCAGGGAACTCTTCGCCAAGGGCACGCAAAGCGCCTTCCTTAGACTCGAGGCCCATAGACATCTTCTGTGACAATTCGTTCAAAAGGACCAACTGGTCTAGAGGAAGTGGAGGAGGGAAGTGTGCAAAAGTTTGGTAGGTGATTGGGTCATTAGGGTCAAGCTGTGGTAGCTGACCTGGCTTAATTGGCCCATCCTCATCAGGGTTGTAGATGAGAGTCTCTGGTTCCTTAACTGCCAAGTTAAGCATTACTAGCTCGTTGATGCGCTCAAGGCCCTTGCCGTACTGCGACGACTTCTGGGCCCAACGGTTCATCAAAGGTTGGAACTGGATTGACAGCGCAACACCAGAGGTGTTAGAGATTGGCTGTACTTGACCAAGGGCAGTCTCTGGCACGTTCATTACTTCGTGCATAGAAGTCTTTAGGACCTGTAGGTACTGTAGAGCTCCTTGGATTCCGCTGCCGCCACCTTCAAGGTTAAAGACCTGTGCGTCCTTTGGAAGGCCACCCCAGACCTTCTTGGCACCCTTCTCGAGGTTGGATGCCTTAGCACCAACGATAACGGTCACAGGAGCAGCGTGGTAGTTGATGATGTCAGCAATATCAGTAGAGATTTCGTTGTACGCTCTGTTGATAGTGATGATGTCGTGTGCGTCTGACAGGCCCCATGGCGAACCAGATACTGGGATGTTTGGGATGTGGACTACTGGAATCTCGCCTAGTGGGTTTGGGCGTGAGTCAATTAGCTCGTCGTTGACGTACTCTTCGATGATGTCATCAGTAAGAATCTCGGTGTAGGTAAACACCTGGCGAGTTCCCTCAAGAGAGGTTCCCCAGAAACGGTACTTCTGCTTGAAACGAAGCAAGCGTGAACGGTCGTGTGGGTGGAACTCAGGGAAAGCGAATGCTGAGTTCAAAGGAAGAATGCGTACGCGTCCTGGGTGGTAACGTCCAATGCTGTCTTCGTAGGCCTCTTCATAAGCGACCTTAACGAACACGTCTCCAGTGATGCCGCCAATCTGGGCCATCTCAAATAGGATGCGCTGCTTGTCGTTGTCAATCTCCCAGACTCTTTCTAGACGGTCTGGAACGATTGCTTCGGTGGCCTTAGGGCTACGGAAGTGGACTCCGTTACCAAAGGTAAAGCGTGCGATGTAGTCAAGGAATGCGCGGTAGTAATTAACCGCAATCTGCATTTCTCCCTGCTCACGGCGGTACCCCCAGTGGTGGCCAAGGTACATGGCCCAGTTAAGACTGTAACGGTTTAGGCGAGGACCGTGGACCTCAAACTCTTCATCTGCAAGTTCTACGAGGCCGAGTGGTGAGATAGAAATCGTGAGGTCAGATGACGCTGCACGATAGCTTGGTGGTGAAAAGTCAGCAAATGACATTACTTCTTGTCCTTATCGTGTTTACTACCGTTATGCTTTTTCTCTTGTAGCCTACGGCGATTTTCGATGATTTGCTGTGCAATCTGCTTTTTGCGATTGGTTTCTTCGGTGTCCTCAAACTTACCGCCCAGCTCAAGATAGCGGCGGTGCACCCAGTGTGAAGCTCCAGGTGAAGGGTAAGTCTGATACTTAGCCTTAGCCTGCGTTACGACCATTGCGTAAAGCTTCTCATTTGTAGGTACTTGGGCCACTACTTCTCCTCTAGTCGATAGCCCCCTGCCCCGTGGAAGAGGGGCAGGGAACTAACAGACGTAATTAGTCGTTTACGACAGTTGGGTTAAGACGCATGGTGCGTCCGCCCGAAACAACCTTGCTTTCGACAACTTGCTCTGCGTTCTGTGAGAACGAGCCGTGAGCAAATTCGCCAAGGAAGGTTGGTGCTTCAATCCATGCGGCTGAACCAACGTGTGCGCGCTCAGACATAGTCTCAGCGGCTGGCTTCTGCCAAACTGGAGCATTGCGGTTCGGGCGGCCAGGGGCTGCTGCGAAACCGTTCATGATGCCAGTCTGGAAGTCGTTAGGTACGTCAGTGTCAGTAGCGACACCCTCTTCGAAGCGTAGCGGGCCACGACGAGTGTCGTTTTCAGCCATCTTACGCTCGTAAATCTGAGGGGCCTTCTCAGGGAACTGTGGTGCAGGTGCGATACCCATGGGAACTCCTTAAATTGGGAATGGAAAACTCGAGTTATTCCACTACTTAGTTTCTCGTGTTCTACGGTATTTTTCACCGTAAACTCAAGACTTTAAAAAAACGGGTTACTTGATACTGAAACTTCAGGCATAACCAGTGACTGTGTCAAGGAGCATGCGATTGCAAGTGAGTCCACAAAGTCATCGTGAGCGTAGGCTTCATCGGGAGCCTCAACTGTAAAGTTAGGTCCCTTGTACTTAATCTCAGCGTCAGTCATCTGCTGGTAGAAACGCTTCCAGATACGTAGACGACGAGTCTTGGCATGTGAAGGAAAGCTCAAGGAGCGACGTTGGATAAGGGCCTGAAGGTGCTTAAACCGCTTAGACTGTTCCGACTGGCTAGATGTGATTGGTATGACCTCAGAGCGCCCCATAAGGATTTTAAGGCGCTGGGCTACTGCGTCACCAACACCGTTGGCGTCTACTCCAACTGCCAGAACGTCATAGTTAGATAGGAAGTTGACGATTTGGAAGTATTGCTCTTCCCAGTCGTCGCCCTGTAGCTCCAGCCAGTTGAGGACTCGATGGTCGAAATAGCCAAACTCATCTGGCCTATCCCAGTCAACCCAGACAACTGTGACAACAGTGGAGTCCATTTTTCGAGCAGGGTCGATTCCGACCACAACAGGGGTTTGATGCCAGACTTTGACGAGCTCTTGTGAAGTATCGCCAAGCTCATCCATGAGCCCACTCGTGACAACATGCCTCGTTCAAGAAGCCATTTGCAGTTATACGACATCTGGAACTCATCTGAGTCCTCTCCGATGCGAAGCATCTCTTTCTTGATAAAGGTGTTGTAGTTAGGGTTAACCTTAGCTACTTCACGCCAGTCCCATTGGAAGTGGTTCATCCGACGTCCACGTTCGCTCTGTCTACGCTTGTTGAGGGAGATAGCTTTGTAGAAGTTGTTCTTAGAAGTTGTGGGAGTTCCAGTCTTAACCATTGTTCCTGCGTAGTACGCAAGCATTGGAGAGATTGACTTAGATACGACGAAGTCGTCTGCTTCCTGACACTCATCGATAACAATAAGGTGAAACGACTTCGATTCAATTTTAGCTCGTGGGTTTGCGGTCATCATGGTAATCGTTGACCCAGACTTCTTTAGCTTAATCTGGCGAGTTACACCACCAATGCGCTTAGCCTCGTCGTCAATCTCAGGGTCGCCCAGAACTTCGATGGCACGCTCTGACGTAAGGCGGGTAACTGTACGGCCAAATAGGGTTTCTGCCTGGCCTTCTGTAGGAGCAAACAAACCTACCCAAATGCCGTCCTTGTACTTACCCAATAGGTCTGGGTA